ATCGTTGCCGTGTAAAGCGGCGAGTGCGTAGTTAGGCGTCTGGGAGAGTAACAGCATCAGTGAAAGTCCTATTGTAAATGGGAGAGGTTATTAGCCAGCGCTGATGGTGGAAGCGCGTGGTCCCAATTGGAGGCGATGCTGATGGACGGTTTGGCCGCGCTCCGCCTTTAGGGCGACCCAGGCAAGCAGGCGCAGTCCTGGCGTATGGCACGGGTGCGGGTTTCCGACGATGTCACGGGCTTGGATCGTCCGTTTCACACGAATGGATACTATTTTATCCGGCTGCATTTGGGGTTGCTCCATCAGGAAGTGATGGGTAACGTATAAATGGATAAAATTTCCAGTGTCAAATAAATAATGGAAATAACTTCTATTTACGAGTGCGAAGGTGGGGGCGTGATTTCGCTACCAATGGTAGCAAACGTATAAATGGAGACTATTCATGTTTGCGAAGTATCCCGCCAGAGAGCGGCTGCTGCTTAGGTTTTGCAGCGTTACTGGCGTGTCAATTGATAGGGCTTACGGGCTTTTGCTTGTGCTTAGCTTGCGTAAATCGTCGCCGATTCCCTCCGGTAGTCCGAGGAGGCGTCCTCGATAGATGTAATCCATTGTTACTCCCCACTGCTCCGATATCTGAAATGCAGACTCAGCAAGTAGGGGTTTCTCGCCCTTTATGATTTTAGAATAGCTGGATGGATCGACGCCAAATGACTTGGCGAATTCACCTTTTTGGAGGTGGAGTGCGGTGCGTATTGCTTCCAGTCGGTGGCCGACGCCTTCGAGATCAATTTTCATTTCTCACTCATACTCAAATTGGAAAAAATATCTATCGAAACATATTCCATCATTGACAAATGGAAAAAACGTCCAGAAATATCAAGATATGGAGATCCAAACAACAAAAGATCTGATCGACATGTGGCCATCGAGGAGAGCCTTGGCGGATGAAGTTGGTGTTAGTGCCGACCGTGTCCACAAGTGGGCATTGAGTAATGCCATTCCCTCTGGGTTTCATGCCTGGGTCATTCAACTGGGTGTTGCACGAGGGTTCCCTGTTGATGCGGATCTGATTGTGAAACTGCATGCAAAACCATTGCCGAATTGTCCGTCCGGAAATGGAGAACGGACCCCATGAGCCATGCCGCTCGCAAAGAAAATGATGATCGGGCTCAAGTCGCATACTACCACAATGTGGCACCTCGACGATCGAGCATAGGAAACGAGGTTTCTGATGGCTGATCTTCTTAAGATTTCGCGTGCGAGCATGAAGTCGATTGTCGGCTGGTTTGGCTGTTATGACGCCGTGGCGGAAACCATCAACGCGCGGTGGGGTGGTGGGTCGAGCAAAGGTACGATTAGCAAAAAGGCGTCCGGCGCGTTGGAATGGACTTTGGCCGATATCATCGCGCTTGAGGACGCATCGGGACAATTCCCAGTAACGCGCATGATGGCGCGGCGGTTGGAGGCGCGTGAGGTGATTGCTGATATTTGCTTGATGTCACTGACGGGCGTCATCGCAAAGGAAAACGGCGAAGCGATATCGGCCATTTTGGCAGCAGAGCAATCCAGCGGTGCGAACGAGCGCGTGCGCGCAATCAAAGAAATCGATGACGCCGTCGTGGCGATGCAGCAGGCGCGTGCGCGTTTGGAAAGCGTCACGTGATGGCGACAACGGCACAATGGGGCAGGGCGCATGAGTGTTGAAGCAGTGCAATGGGCGTTTGGACGGCGCGGATTAAAGCCCGCACCTAAGCTTGTTCTGGTGTTTCTGGCTGACTGCCACAACCGCCACACCAAACGCTGCGACCCGTCTCAAGCGCTGTTGGCGAGTGAATGCGAGATGTCGCGATCCACGCTGAATGTGCATCTCAATACGCTTGAAGAGGGCGGATTTATCCGCCGCGTTCAACGCTCAAATGCAAAGACCAAGCGACAGAAAAGCACGCTTTACGTCTTGGGGTGTGACGACGAAAAGCTACAAGATGTAGATAACCCCGTGTCCGGAATCCGGACACGGAAAACGCCAAAAGCCGTGTCCGGAAAACAGCCAAAGCCGTGTCCGGAAAATGGGCAAAGCCGTGTCCGAACGGTCGGACACAAACCTGAAGAGAACCAGAAAAGAACAGCGCGCGCGAGAAATGCACCGCAATATTTCACCGATGATGAACGCGGTGAGGCAAAGCAGATCGCCGATCACATTCGCTGCGGTGGCCGGATCAACGCTGCTGCTGTTGGGGGCCGTGTCCGCACATGCATCGCCACCCTGAATTTATTAACCGACGATCAACTTACCACGCACGGCTTGCGTCTGGCTGATGCGTTGGCTGGCTGAGAAAGGAAAACGTCGATGGACAGCACAGAACAAGCCGCGGGCGAAAAGCGCGTTGAGGCGCTTTTGATCAATCCGCTGCAACGACGCGGGCTGGCCAAGCCGGCGAGCCTGACCAAAGTCCAGTTTGAAGAAATGGTGAAAGACCTTTGTGCGCGACTGGCGTACATGTCTGAGCCGAACCTGATGGCGCTGGAAGAGCAGGCGGCGTCCAGCCCTGGTGGCAAGGACCATGATCGGTTCCCGATCGCCAATCGCATCTTGGCCTGGGCGGGGCAGATCCAGCCGCCCGACGATGAGGCCTCGCCGCTGATCCGCGCAGTGTTCGCGGCGCAGCTGGGCGCTGATGCAATGGCCGGTGGCTGGGCACCCGAATTGCTGATGGAGCTTAAGAAAATCCGACGCTGGCCAAATGCCTATGTCGTCACCCAGATCAAATCACAGGCAGGTGACAGCGTAACCCGGATGTGTCGTTGCGATGAGGCTTTGGCGCGCGGCGACCAGCTGCAACCCGATGTTGTCCACTGGCGCAACCGGCGTCTCGCGGCCCTGCAAAAGTGTCGCGACATCGTCAGCATGACACAATCGCATAGGGCAGGGGTATGAACGCAATGACCGACATCAGGGCGCGTCAAATTCAATGGTTCGCTGTGCGGATGAAGCCAAGTGCCAATGGCAGCCCGCGCACCGCAATTGTTGATGTGGAAAAGGCAAAATACACTGATCGCGCAGGCAAGCTTAAGTACCGCAAAGTGAAGGGGACTGGGAAACGGGTTTTCTTACCAGAGCATTTACTCACGCGTGCGGGCTTTGAGGTGTTTTTGCCGGTGAAGAAAGTCCTGCGGATCAAGAACCGCTTCACCAAAGAAAAGCATTTGGTCTCAGTACCGCTGCTGGCTGATTGGCTCTTTGTAGGCTGGCCCGTCGATGAAGACCGCTGGCTGGACCTCATGGGCTTTGACCTGGTGGCAGGGGTGATGGGCGCCGGTGGCCGGCCAATCCAGATGTCAGATGCGCGCGTGATGCGTTTGATGCGTCAGTTTAGTGGTGATTGCGTGCCAGCTGCCGTGAAACGGCGGATGCAGGCACGGCTAGACTTCGGCATCGGGGATTGCGCGCGCATCATCGATGGTCCGTTGAACGGTCAATCGGTGCGGGTAGTCGACATCAAGGGCGCCACCGCGCGCGCCTGCCTCAACATCCTCGGCGGTGATATCGAAATTGAAATCGGTGTTGATGTGATGACCGGGGCGGTACCGCGTTAGGTCTCGCACGCTCCTGGCTGCCGTTCACTTGGCCATTTCATGCCTCGATGCGGCCTTCGGCTTTTTGCAATTCATAGATAGCGTGGCATTCTTACCACCGTAATACACTGCCTTGAGCTGAGGCGCATTCATTCGTAGGTTGATCTCAAATATACTCAAGCTGAGGCGGCGCGTGAGGGACATGTTTTGAAAGATATTGATTACGTCAAAGACTTGCTCATGAAGGATTACCCGACTGAGCGTCCGCACGAGATTCCTCACCCGCCGCTGAACCAGATCATCAGATTTGCAACGTTCGACTACCTAGCGGGAACGGTAGAGGGAGAAGTGCCGAATGGCGAAACAAGCAGGGAAGGCAAGCCATACCTTTGGTTTAAATATATAGATAAATCGATCCTTTCACATCGCTTCATCTCGGCAGTCACTCTTGGAAAATGGGTTCCGCGAGAATGTGAGATTGACCATTTGAATCGCAATCCGTCCGACAATCGCCCCACCAATCTACGCATCACGACACCCCGAGACAACGCGGGAAACAGACGTGAAGCACTGCTTTCAGAATTGGTGGATATCGAAAGTGTTGGAGTGAAGTTGCAAGAAATAAAATCAACGATTGTATCAGAATCCGAGGCCAGGCTTGAGCACGCCGGGGAGAGCGATGAAACCAACAATGGGTCGCTTACTCAACGCCCTGAGCATTTAGACGCTCCGAAGTACACTGGAGATACTAAGCCTGGGAACTCTTCTGGAACCTATTTCGGCACTACGTTAGGATCTTGGCATTGGTACCCGGAGGGGACTGCTCCGGACCCTAAAGACTTTTACGAGATCAGATAATCGCACTTTGACACCCCGGACTCTATAGTTCCTGTCAATTGTTCTTTGCGATACACGCATGTTCATGGGTAGGCCATAGCCGACCTGGAAGGATATTCCGGTTAACGGCAGCGTCCATCCTAGGGCAGGCCCGATACTAAAAGCAGTTTTGCCATTCTGCTCCTGCAAGTATAGGGGGAAAGCGCTCCGATGGCGGCGCAGCGTAGTCGTCAAAAGAAAATAGAAAAGCAGTTGCTCGCATAGGTGCAACCATCACCGTACTTTGCGACAGGTGACGGGCGTGGAAATGATTGAGCACAGTGAAGTATGGTTGCCGAGCTGAAACAGGAATCCTCTCCGTGCACTGACGGCGTAGCGTCGCATCGATCAGCCAGACAACGTTCTGGCGCGATACGCGTCCGGCAAATCTAGGTGCAGCCTTCCGTACGGGCGAAGTTAGTAATGCTGAGCCGGGAGCCGAGTTCCATGCGGAATGGCGGGACAACTTGAAAAACGGTGGTATCCAGTACTAGATAAACAGTCTAAGATTCCACGAGATACATTATGTTGAGGTTGTAAGCGGATGTCCGAGAAAAAGCAGACCCTGTGGTCGAAGGCGCGTCGCCCGCGTCAAGCAGAAGAGCGGGCTGCTAGCATCGATTCGCTATCTACCGTGGATGACAGTGATAAGCTTTCGTGGCGTTCTGTGTTCCAGCAGGACTACGATCGACTTCTTTTCTCAACCCCAGTTCGTCGGCTGTCTGACAAGACGCAGGTGTGGCCGATGGACGAGAACGATGGCGTTCGGACGCGCCTGACCCACTCTCACGAAGTAGCCAATTTGGCCCGCTCCTTGGGTTCGAGGATAGCAACGCAGGAGCCAGAGTTGTTCGATGCTGACCTCCATGGAACGATTCAGCCCATTTTGTGGGCTATTGGGCTGGCTCACGACCTGGGGAACCCTCCGTTCGGACACCAAGGCGAGGCTGCCATGGGGCGTTGGTTCGAGGACCGCGCCGAATGGATATTTGAGCAACCGTCGGAAGGCATCGGGGAACGTTTTCCTGAGCCGATGCCCGCAGAACAGAGGCTAGAGTTCACTAAGTTTGACGGAAACCCGCAAACCTTAAGACTTGTGACCCGGTTGCAAACTCATGCCTACGGCTTGGGCCTTGACCTGTCGGCTGCGACATTGGCGGCCATGCTGAAGTACCCCGTTTCTGCGAAAAACCGAGACAAGAAAGTGCCGGCACACAAGAAGGTTGGCTACTTTGAAACCGAGAAAGATATTGTAAAGTGGCTTAGAGATGAGACTGGGCTAAAGGAACGCCAACGCCACCCTCTTACTTGGATTATGGAGGCCTGCGATGACGTTGCATACAGTATCTTGGATGTAGATGACGTGATGAAGAAAGGCATCGCTTCACCTGAAGACATTCTGTCCCAGATGGATGCTGAAGATAGCCTTAAAGATCAGAATTGTGTTGCGAAGATCAGAAAAGCTTTCGGCCGCGTGGATGCAGCAAAGCACGGTGTGTTTGTTGCACGTGATATTAAAATTGGCTACATGAGGGCCTATTTGATGGAAGCGCTACTCGAGGAAGCGGCGACCAGCTTTATCAACCATGCTGATGACATTTTTGCCTTTAACGACGGAATCTTGCCTATCTTGGAAGAGAGCGTGTTGTGTAATTTTCTCAAATCTGTCGCGAAAGATCACGCGTTTTCCAACCCTGGAGTTCTAAAGTCGGAAGCTATCGGCGCAGAAGCTATTACTGAGATAATGTCTTTCTTCTGGGCTTCGATCAGAAATCGAGAAAAAAATTACGATATTAAGTCGCGTCGCACGACCGCCGCATCTAAGTTCGCTTGGTCATTAATCAGTCCGAATTACATTGAAGAGGCGGCGCGCTGCATTTCAGAAAAGACGCCCGCCCAGCGGATCCGGTATGCCGAGATGCGGTTGCTTACTGATATGGTGTCTGGCATGACTGACTCATTCGCGATTAAGCTATGGAATGATATTCAGGCATTGCCAAAATGATAATTGCTCGAGATGAAAAAATCCTCAAACGCAGGGTCGATGACTATTTGTGGAGAGATAAGTCGAAAACTGTGCTAGCACTTCGCCAAGTATTAGTTGCGGAGTTTGGGGACTTTGAAAAGGTCTCGATTTTTGGCGGCATGATCCGCGATATAGCGCGGGGTGGAAAGCGTGGGTTCCGATCGGACGTCGATCTCGTAATCGATGCGCCCGTAGCGCAGGTAAAAGAGCTGGCGAAAAAAATGGCAGCAAAGCCAAATTTATTTGGCGGATTTGGATACACCTCTACGCGATGGGAAATAGATTTTTGGGCTCTCGAGACTACATGGGCTCACAAGCAGGGACATATTAAGGCCTCGTCTGTTGATGACCTGATGGAAGGGACGTTCTTTGATTGGGATGCTGTGCACTACGATATCAAGAGCCGCAAGCTTCACTCGCAATCGGGGTATTTAGAGAAAATTCGAAGCAGGACACTTGGTGTCAATCTTGTCAAAACACCAAGTGCAGTTGGCAACGCTGTGCGGGCAGTAAGGCGTGTGTTACTTTGGGATTTAAAGGCGTCGCAAAGTCTATTGGATTTCGTTGATCAGGTGGTGTCCGACGAGGGATTGGAGGCACTTTCACACTACGAAAAGCGGAAGTACCAGAGTTCTGTGTGTGAGGTGTATGCTGAGCGAGGTAGATTGCTCAAGGCCCTTGCCGCAGGAAACAGCAAGGCACCCTTGGGCCAGGGGTCACCAAGGCAAATGGAATTGCCGGGACTTTCCTTCTCGTCTGAGAGGATTAGCTGACAATCCGGAGCATCGGGCGAGTGCCCGCTTCAGACGCGTAAGGATAGAATTGGTCAAACTCGTCATCATAGATCTGCGTGATAGACCTCATATCGTCGCGGTTTAGCCCAAGGTCTTGGCGCATAGCTTTTATGATGGTTGGTAGAACTGTAGGTCGATCATGCTCGAAGTCGAGGTTTGCTGGCTCTCTTGTCTTCCAACCACGTGTAGCGATCTGCTGCCACAGATATCGCGCTTGATTTGGCGTGATAATTTTCTCTCGCTGGATTGCGTAAAGAATACCTTGCATTGAAACTCTCCACTCGGGCTTCAATGCGGCCAATAGGGCTAGTGTAACCTTCCGTCCGCGGAGTGTCTCGTTGAGTTCCTTCCTTGGGAAAAGAAAATTTGAGGCGAAGAGGTTTGCTTCCTCTTCCATGTTTGGAGTCGGGAACCTGTGCATCACCAAGTGTCCGAGCTCGTGGGCGAGCGTAAAGCGTACACGATCTGCTGGATGTGAAGGGTTAAGTAGTACGAGGGGGGGGCGTCCTGGCGCAGCAAAAGTCACACCGCTGACGTTGGCGCCTCCGAAGTCAGAATAACCGACGACTATACCCGCTCGCTCGACAAGTCTCGTCAGGTTCTTGATCGGACCCGATGGAATTTTCCAATGCCGCCGCACTAAATCCGCAATATCTGTGGGAGAGCCATACTGCTCAAAGTCAAATCGGCGAAGCTCTAGAGATGGATTTAGATCCATCTCCTCAAGGAAGCGACGCATATGAAAGATGCGAATATTAAGTTCCGCCGTAATCATATCCAATTCTCGCGCGGTTACGTCGGAATGTCCTCGTAGCATTGGATGAATGCTGACAGGCGGCCCGTAAACTGTATCGGGAAGATCGAAGAATCCCGAAGGAAGATTAAAGGCTCGCGAAGCCAGCTGGATGCATGCATCGCTAACTTCTACAAGTTCGTTCTCCATACGAGAATAAACGGCCTGAGCAACTCCTAATTGCTCCGCCGTCTTTTTCTGTGTGAATCCCCTAAGGTGCCGCGCCAAGCGCAGCATGTTTCCACGAGTAGCCATTATTTAGTTGCCGTTGCTGTCAGAGGTGTCTTCGTTGCGCTGACGTTTGCGGAGCACAACCAGTTCTTCACTTGCATCCGCCGCATCGTCCAGTGGCCCGTTCGGCATCGGGAAGGGTGTAACGCCAATATCGCTAGCAGCGGCCGGAACAATCTCATAGTACCAGAGCAGCTCGTCACCATCACGAGCAGCGACCACAACGCGTTCTATGCTGTCCTCGATTTCATTCGCTGTATAGAGTAGCTCTACTTTGGCAGCACTGGGAGGCATTCCCGGCAACTGGCTTTGTAAATTCACAAAATCCAAGACGGCTTGTGTGCGGAGATTGCGTCCCAAGTTGTCTTCATCACCCTTCTTGAATCGTGCTAAGACAACGTCCTCGAAGCAAAATTTTACTGTCTGAGCGTTCTGGGAAACTCGTACGTCGGGATCGGAGCCGAACTCGGCTATTGCATGGCGAGCGATCGCGTCAAAGACATGGTTAGCAGTAGTTCGAGGATAGAGAACCGGCCCAGTGCCGATGGATGCCATGTTGCGCTTTACGGCTACCCACTCGGCGTAGCCCCGCTCTATGACTCCCAAGATGCGGTCATGGTACGGATCCAAGCGCTCGCGGACCTCATCTTCACCGTACTGCATGCGCGTCGTCTCCATTTTGATATGCTATAGACAGTATAAGATCGCGATTTTGTAAATTCAAGGCAAATTATTCAAGATGTATTCCCGGGGCGGTTTGCGAGTGTTTTTGGGGTTGATGACCACTTCCCTCCCTTGTCTGCCACCCACCTTCCGCCCTTGCATTGTCCCCACTGTTGACAGATTCTGGCGTTTGGGCTTACCACTGCGGCAGGATGACCTTAAGTCCCTGCCAGATGAGGTAATCACAGCGCGAGCTGGAAGTGGCATACCTGGGCCCCCGGATCGGTGACGAGGCGATAGCTGCTCACCGTGTCTCGAATTAAGAGATATGGCTAAATGCAAGCGATCAAGACGTTGTCTGGTGACGGTAGTCGCTTGAACGCATTGGCCTACGCGGAGGTCTCACATGGTTCGCCTCACTGTCGCGCGCTCCCGACTTGGTGCGGTCAAACCGCGCCTCGGATCTGAACCCCAGTCCGAGGCCGAACGCGCACGATCGCGGGATCGCGCGCAGGTATGGCGGGCTTGGTATAAGACAGCGCGTTGGCAAAAGCTGCGGCGTGTCGTGCTGAAGCGCGACGGCTACACCTGCCAGCAAACCGGTGCGCTGCTGATGGGAACATATCCGGCTGATGACAGCGCGGTTGTTGACCACAAGGTGCCGCATCGCGGTGACCCGGCGTTGTTTTGGGACATCGAGAACCTGCAAGCGGTGTCCAAGGGATACCACGACAGCACAAAGCAAAGTTTAGAGCGGCGCGGCCTCGCATAGGGGGGGGTAGGTCAAAAGTCAGAAACTCTGATTGGCCTAGACCCGCGTGGATAGTAGCGGGAGATTTTTTTTCTGACATGGGTGATATTTTGACAATCGACCTGTTTGGGGACGCCGTCACGCTGCCGTCAGGGCGTCGTGGACGGCCCTCTCATAAATGGTCAAAAAGTTCTGCCGACAAGGTGATCTTGGGTCTAGCGATGGGGATGGTGACAAGTGAGATCGCAAATGGGTTGGGGATCTCACTGCCTACTTTGCGCAAGTATTATTTTTCTGAGCTCAAGCGCGCAGATATGCAACGTGATCGTTTTGAGTTGTGGCGCGTGCATCAGTTGGCCGAATTGGCGAATGCCGGTAATGTCTCTGCGATCAAAGAACTTGGCAAACTGATGGCGACACGTGATCGCGCCAAGGCGCTTGCGGAACTCGGTGACGAAGACGATTTACCAAAAGTGCCGCGCATCGGCGTGAAACAACAACGCATTCAAGCGGCTGGGGATGCTGGCAAAGACAGCGGGTGGGACGATCTGTTACCACCCAAATTGGCCCACTGATGTCGGCTCCTCTGCGCGCATCGGATTGGTCAACTGCGGTGCCCGATTGGGAACAGCGGATTGTGCAGGGTGAAAGCCTGATCCCAAAGCTGCCGTTGTTCGATGCGGTGGCAGAAAAAGCGCTGATCATCTTCAAGCGGATGCGGATCCCGGATCTGGAGGGCCGCCCAACCTTTGGTGATGTTTGTGAGGACTGGGTGTTTGACCTCGTGCGCACAATCTTTGGCTCATACGATCCCAAGCTGAAACAGCGGATGCTGCGCGAGTTCTTTCTGCTGATCCCAAAGAAGAACGGCAAATCTGCGATTGCGGCTGGAATCATCATGACGGCAGCGATCATGAACACCCGACCACAGGCGGAGTTGTTTTTGATCGCACCGACACAAAAGATTGCGGGGATCTCGTTCAAGACTTGCAAAGGCATCATCGCGCTCGACCCGGTTCTGCAAAAGACGTTTCACGTTCAGAACCACCAAAAGATGATCACGCTGATCAACACTGAGGCGACGATCGCGATTGTCTCAGCTGATGGGGATCTGGTGACCGGGTCAAAAGCCTCATTCATCTTGATTGATGAGTTGCATGTTTTGGGCGCAAAACCCAAAGCCGATGAGATCATGACCGAGTTGCGTGGCGGTTTGGCATCGCGCCCGGAAGGGTTTTTGCTAACGATCACGACGCAGTCCAAGAAAGAGCCGCAAGGGCAGTTCAAACGCGAATTGATGCGGGCGCGTGCTGTGCGCGATGGGGTTGAACACCTGCCGGTTCTGGCTGTGCTGTATGAATTGCCGCCCGCGATGACAAAAAACGAAGAGTGGCGCGACGAGCAGACATGGCAACTGATTAACCCAAATCTGAATGTCTCAGTGTCGCTGGATTACTTGCGTGATGAGTTCAAAAAAGCGGTCACGGATGGCGCTGATGCAATGGCACTGTTTGCTTCGCAGCATCTGAATGTTGAGATCGGCATTGGGCTGCACAGCCAGCGTTGGCTTGCTGCGGATTACTGGCTCGGATGCACGGACGATGATCTGGATCTTGATGCCATTCTTGATCGTTGTGAGGTCGCTGTGATTGGCGGTGATATGGGCGGCGCAGATGATCTTGCATCGCTGAATGTGTTGGGCCGGGAAAAAGTGACGGGACGACGGCTGACCTGGGCAAAGGCCTGGTGCAGCCCGGATGTCTTGGAGCGCCGCAAAGAAATTGCGCCCAAGCTGCTCGATCTCGCTGAGACAGGTGATCTGATGATTGAAGCGGACACATCTGCGCATGTCGACGGCATGGTCGCATTATGCGCCCAGGTGCGCGATGCGGGCCTTTTACCCAGCGAGAGCGGAATTGGCCTTGATCCTTGGGGCGTGGCTGGTCTGGTTGATGCGCTTCTTTTGGAAAAGTTCACCATCGAACAGATCGCGGCTGTTGGGCAGGGGTTTAAACTGAGTGGGGCCATCAAGGGTATTGAGCGTCGGTTGATGGACAAAACATTGCTGCATGCGGGTCAACCATTGATGACCTGGTGTGTTGGCAACGCAAAAGCGGAAGCGCGGGGCAACAATGTGATGATTACCAAAGAACGGGCAGGGCTTTCCAAGATTGACCCGCTGATCGCGCTGTTCAACGCGACGATCTTGATGGATATGAACCCGCAATCCAACTTTGTTGATTTGGGGTCCTTCCTGTCTAGCCCTGTGATGGTCGCATGAAGCGGTTTGTCAAAGCGGCCATTCGGGGTGTGCGCGCCGAGATCGCTGCGGGCAACAGCGGCTGGATTAGCTTGAGCCAACCACAAGCGCTCAGCGTGATTGGGGCGGTGTCGCAGTCGGGTCAGACTGTGAACCAGCAATCGGTGCTTCAGCTTTCGGCCGTTTGGGCTTGCGTGGCGCGAACCTCTGGATTGATTGGGTCATTGCCGGGTGCACTCTATGAACGCCAGGCTGATGGTGGCCGCAAGAAAGTGGTCAATGATTTGTCGCGCATTCTGTCTGGCAAGCCCAATGCGGATCAAACCGGCTTTGAGTTTTGGGAAGGCAATAGCGCGCAGATCTTGATGCAGGGCAACGGCTACAACGAAAAGCTGATGATCGGTGGTCGTCTGGTGGGGCTGCGTCCGCTGTTCAATTGCACGCGTCGCATCAAACGGTCGGGCAAAGTTGTTTTTGAGGTCCGCGAACATGGCCGGCTACGGACATTGACCGCAGATCAAGTGTTCCACATTCCGGGGTTTGGTGCGGGTGACGGGGTTGGCTTGTCGGCGATCCGCTATGGGGTGCAATCGCTTGGATCGGCGCTCTCTGCTGATGAGGCTGCGGGCACGGTCTTTGCAAACGGTTTAAGTGCTGCGGGTGTGATCGAAGCCGATCAGACTTTGGATGCAGAGCAGCGCGCTTCATTGCAGGCCATCATGAAGGATTTTGTCGGATCCAAGAAATCGGGGAAGACGCTGACCCTTGAGGCGGGCCTGAAATACAAACAGATCAGCATGAACCCAGATGATGCGCAGCTGTTGGAAACCCGGCGTTTCCAAGTGGATGATATCTGCCGCTGGTTTGGGACACCGCCGATCGTGATCGGGCATGCGTCTGAGGGCACAACGATGTGGGGCAGTGGCGTTGAATCGATCATGATTGCCTGGCGCACAATGGGGATTAACCCGCTGCTGCGCCGGATTGAGGCGCGGATAAACCGCGATCTGATCCCGACGAGTAAGCGCGACGTTTGGTATTGGGAATGGAACCGCGATGCGATGCTGCAAATGGACAGCAAAGCGAAGGCTGAGTTCCTGGCCAAGATGGTGTCGAACGGGATCATGAGCCGTGATGAGGCGCGGGTGAAACTCAATGAAGAGCGGCGCGGCGGTGCGGCCGATGATCTGATGGCGCAGACGGCGATGGCGGGTTTGGAACAACTTATTACGAGAGCGAGCGAAACATGACTTTGCGCAATTTACCTGCCGCCTATATTGGCACAAAACCCGGTGTGCGTTCAGACATTAGTCAACAGGCGCTGTCACGCTGGACGCCAGATCTGCGGGCGGCTGCGGCTGCGGACACACAGAACATGATCTCAATTTTGGATGTGATTGGGCAAGACTTTTGGGGTGAGGGGGTGACGGCCAAACGGATTGCTGGCGCTTTACGCGCGATCGGTGATCAACCGGTGACTGTCACGATCAACTCACCAGGTGGCGATGTGTTTGAAGGTCTCGCGATTTACAATCTGCTGCGCGAGCATCCCGCAAAGATCACTGTGAAGGTCATTGGG